TACCTATTCTAAATGGAGATGAAGAACCATTTCTATTAATTTTTCCATCATCTGTTTGGTCTCCACCTATTTGTGTTCCATTCAAATATAATTTATATGTACTAGAAGTTGAACCTGTACCTTCTCTTCTAAAACTTATATAAAACCATTCATTTATTTTCAATCCATCAGAATGATTAAAATTAAGATCTAAATTTGTTGTAGATCCAGAAGAATTTATGTTAAACGTAAATTTTTTATTTGTTTCATCCCAATATAAATTATAAGACCATGAAGCTCCGTATCTACTAAAAAATGTTCTATACTGTGCCGATAAATCTGTTAAATAAGTCCAAAAATTAAAAGAAAAATTTGATGGAGTAGATGATGAACCATTATCGTTTTCATCTAAATAAAATTCAACATCATTATTGCTAAGATAATCCCCACTGCCATCAAAGTATACTGAACCACCGTGATCTGCTTTTGTATAAGGGCTATAATCGTATGGACCAAATCTTTTAGTTACCGTATTACCATTAACAGTAATTGTGTTACCATTAGTAGATCCATCTGCAATATATGGTGCATGACAGGCAAGTAATGATGTATTTGCAATTGCAGTTAATGGTTCAGTCGGAGGAGTAAAGTTAGAGGCATATACTCCAGTTCCCTTTACCAATCTAAAATCACGAATATAACCGTTCATGTAGCCACTAGCTGGCGCTGCATTATCAGAACCAATATAAAAAGGTGCGGTAACACCATAATTATTAGTATCAGAAGATACCGTAGAACCCGTTTGAGTTCCATCAATAAACAATTTTGTAGAACCATCAGCACGAGAGACTGCAACATGATGCCATTCGCCTACAGAAGGAAGAGATGATGCAGTTATAACATCTGCTATACCTCCTCTTCTAAAAACAAATCCATTAGCGTATCTGCCTAACCATATTCCCCCTGTATTACCAGATGCATATTGAGAACAAATATTATATGATCCATCATCAGCATTGAGATAAAACCACGCTTCAACTGTAAAATCACCAGTTCCTACATTTAAAGAGATATTGTCTGTGACAGTTAAATAATCCTCTGTACCATCAAAATATGTACTATATCCGCCAGGGTGATATGGTGAAAATGCTGTTGAAGTTACATTACCGTTTTCTGTAATAGTATGATTATCGGTTGAGGCATCCACCTGATTGTCTGTTTCGGCAGTATCCGCTTTTAATAATACGGCAGTTTCAGCTGAATTTGCTACAATTGTTATAAATGACAGTGTAAATGTAGTCGTACCAGATCCAAAATTAATTCCGTCTGATACTTTAAATGTTAATGTAGATGTTTCTGTTGTAGCACTGTCTTCACCTAATGGAGTAATAGTAAATACAGAACTATCTTGACTTAACGTTGCCAATCCACCAAAATTACCATCTGACTCTGCAGAGTATATTAAATTAGCATCAGCATTATCACTGTCTGTACCAGTCAATGTAATTACAGTAGGAGTGGATCCATCAGTTGCTAATTCCACAGCACCAGTAGGGTCAATAGTTAATCTAGGGGTTGCATTTATAAGAGCAACATTGTACCAACCAGAACCATTAGAGACATATATTCGATTTGTAGCAGTAATAAATGCTTGATCACCAGATGTTAAACCTGATGTTGGTAAATCATCCAGTGTTGCATAAACGGTAAGGCCACCAGCAATTGATAAAACCTGAGCAGAATCCAATCCACTAGGTGGTACGTTATCCAAACTAGTCGATTTAACATCGCCCGATGTATCGATAAGTCCTGCAAGTGATCTATTAAGTGACATTTTATTTTATTCCCTTATTAACCTGCTTCATAGATGTATGCTGCGCCGGTGGAGCTGTTAAAATATTGTGCACTAGCAGCTATATATGTTCCATCACCACTTATTGATGTAGCCATGGCAAAATAACCACCATTCGTTGAGGCATCTGATGCTGTTATTATAGATTGCTGTGTCCAAGTTGAGCCGGTTCTTTTAAACGTATATATGGCACCAGCACTACTGATTGGATTACCTGCGCCACCATCTTCACCATGTGCGCCTACAGCAGCAAATGTTCCATCAGAATTTATTGATACTGAATATCCAAAATAATCAGTTGCTTGTGCATCAGATGCAGTTAATTTAGCTTGTTGTGTCCAAGTAGAACCTGACCTTGTAAAGACATAAGCAGCGCCAGCATCGGAACCACCAGTGTCTTCACCCTGAGCACCTATAATAATATAAGTAGCATCAGGATTCATTGATACTGATTTACCAAAAAAGTCTTGAGTTTGGTTGTCAGATGCAACTAGTTCTGCTTGTAATGTCCAAGTAGAACCTGATCTAGTATAGATATAAACGAGACCGGGCAAGTTGCTAGGGGAGTAATATCTACCTCTGGCACCAACGGCGACATAAGTACCATCCGAACTCATTGATACTGATTCACCAAAATAAGCATTCGCCGCATTGGTGAAACTAGGTAATCTTGCTTGTTGTGACCAAGAGGATCCAACTCTATAATAGATATAAGCAGCACCATTGTTATTGGATGGATTTCCGGCGCCACCATCTTCAAACGGTGCACCAACAATAGCATAAGTAGCATCCGAATTTATTGCTACTGCTTTACCAAACTGATCTTGGTGTCCTACATCTGATGCTGTTAATTTAGCTTGTTGAGTCCAAGTTGATCCAGATCTTGTAAAGACATATGCAGCGCCGTAATAAGCGTTGGGCGCGCCAGCTTGGATTGCACCTACAATAACATATGTAGCATCAGTATTAAATGCCGCACCTCCTCCGCCTAATTGATCAAAAAACTGCGCGCCTGATGCTGTTAATTTAGCTTGTTGAGTCCAAGTTGATCCGGATCTTGTAAAGACATATGCAGAACCAGTTGAAGTATCCCCATCATCATCATTTGGTGCACCTGCAATAAAATAAGTACCATCTGAATTCAATGATACGCTTGACCCAAAACCATCACCGGTTGCACCGTCAGATGCTGTTAATTTACTCTCAGTAGGAGCGACAGTCCAATCAGGACCAAATGTCAAACTAAAGGTAGTCGTACCAGAACCAAAACTAACACCATCAGAAACCTTAAATGTGAGAGTAGAAGATCCTGGTGTAGCACTATCTTCACTTAATGGTGTGATCGTGAACACACTTGAATCTTGACTCAGTGTAGCAATATTTGCAAAAGACCCATCTGATTCAACTGAATATACCAAACTTGCATCTGCATTATCGCTATCTGTTCCTGTGAGTGTAATGACTGTAGGCGTGGAACCATCTACTGCCAGTGTTACAGCACCAGATGGACTGATAGTTAATCTAGGTGTTGCATTAAATAATGCAACACTGTACCATCCAGATCCATTAGAGACATATACACGATTTGCACTAGTGACAAAGGCCTGCTGACCAGAAGTCAAGCCAGATGTAGGTAGATCATCAAGTGTTGCATATACAGTTAAACCTGTCGATACATTATCTAAACTAGTTGATTTAATATCACCAGTATTATCTAATATACCCGCTAATATTCTTGCTCTTGATTCTGTCATTTATACCAACTCGAAGTAATTAAATCTAAATGATGCAGCAAATGTAATAAAAGTCTGACCATCCGCTGTTGATTCGAATACAATGTCACCCAAAGAAGTAGGAATACAATCTATATATCTTACTTGTTTTGTTTGATTATTATGACTCGAAAGAATTGATAATGTAATATCTGCATAGGTAGGAATTTCAGTAGTTTTTTTTCTACCTACCATATTATTCTCAAGCAATCTTAACATCCATTTATACATTTCATCATAAGATTTCATATCTTCATCTAATAATATATTGGTAGACAATTCATTAAATGTAAGTGATTCGCCTGGAAATGGTAACCCAGCAAGTCGAGGTATACCCAGCTCCACTGGATTCATTATCATACCAGGATGTGTAACTGTTTGACAGAAAAACTCCAAATTTGGATAATTTTTCCGATCAATAACTAACTTAAAACTAGTAGGTTGTAAGTAATTAAAATTTTCTGTTAGTGTTGCCATACATCTATTTATACTAGTTTTATATTAAAAAAGGGAGGGGCGAACCCCTCCCAGTTTATTATTATTTTATTGTTATTATGCAGATACGAGGAGATTGTCCACGCGGAAAATGCGATAATACTGGTTAGTTTTGTTGGCAGCCAGACCATCACGACCAGACATGTTAGTTGTGTCGACATATGGGTTTGAAACCATGCCGTAACGTGTCTTAAAGCCGATCTTAGGCTGGAAGGTGTCCTCACCAACCGCACGTACCATTGTCAATGGAACGTATGGGCAATAGAAGAGACCTGCGTCGTATGGGTTTGTACCCTTATAACCAACAGTGACATAGTCAGCAGTTGCATATGGGTCAATATAGACGCGGGTACGACCATTCAGGATACCAGCGAAGGTGTTGCCTGTATCATCTACTGCGAGGGATGTTGACATTGCTGGAGCATAGTCAAGCATACCTGAAGCAGAAAGAACAGATGCTACGTCTGATGAACAGATGATGAAGTTACCTTTGCCACGACGGGTGTCTTTAGCAATTTGGTTAGCTTCACG